CGACCTCCTCCGCGAACTCTCCCTCGACGCCGCCCGCCGCCGAGCCGCCGCCACCGCCTTCGACTGGGACCCTGCCCACCGCCGCACGCGCGACGGCAAATACGAGCTGGTCGAGTATCGCGAACTCGGCTCCGGCGCCGTGCAGATCCAAATGGCCGTGGCGGGCAAGCTCTGCCCCCAGATGGACGACCATCTCGCGAGTCGGGAGGAGTTCCGCACCGAAGCGGCGTACTGGCAGCGAGTCGCGCGAGGGTCGGAACTGATGCTGCACCTGTATGGAGACCCGCGTGCGCCGCTGACACCCGAAGAGTCGGCTTTGAGAGAGCAGGAGGCTTACTGAGATGAAACACCCGAAGTTTGTCCAATTGGTGTCGTTGGGCTACGCAAGTGCTACTGCATCGGAAGCCGTCGTCCCGTCTATACCGCTGCGACGGGATGCGCTCATGGCTTTAGCTGAAGATGGTTCAGTATGGCATTGGATGGGCCACGAGTGGAATTACTTGTGCGCCGATGATAAACCGTAGGTTTAATAAGCGTTTCAATTGAAAGGATCACCATGTCCCGACTCGCAGCCGTAACCACCGGTCAGCCAACGCAAGGGCTCGGAGCAGCGCCTACGCCGACCACGCGCCCCGCAGCCTCCCCCCGCCCCGCCGCCGTTCCCGCTCGCCAGTTCGCCTCCCCCCTCGAAGCCCAGCGCGCGGAGGCCGCAGTGGCTGGAGTACTGGACGGTGGAGACTTGGCCGCCCCCGCCGCGCCCGCTCTCTCCCCCCGCGATCCCTACTCCGCCGTCCGCGCGGCCACGACCGCCGCATGGCTGACCCTCGACGCCAAGGAGATCGAGGTCCGTGGCTACTTCCGCAAGATCGCGGTGCCGAGCGGGTTGGAACTGCTGGCGAAGATGAGGAAGCAATGTGATCTGGCTGCGGAGACTCTACAAGGTCGTATGGATGACAACAACACCGAGCGCTGCACCGGCTGCGGAAAAACACTTGAGGAATCTCGAAAAAGTCAATTCATAATGATGGGGAGTGAAGTAGACCCGGACACAGGCGTTCCAATGCCTTATCGCTACTGCGGCGTGCAGTGCGTCAGGGAACGCAATCGCGAGAAGATGCTCCCACCCGACCAGCGTCACAAGAAGCGGTTCGATGGACAGGAGGAAGGGGACATTAGGTGAGGACTAAACTTAGGCCAGTACGAGTGGATGGGAGTATTGCAATACTTACCTTGACTGGCGGTAAGGAGGCGATCATTGACATTGCGGATGTTCCTTTAGTTGACAAGTGGAATTGGCGAGTTATGCACAAACCTAATAAGGGATGGTACGTAGCCCGTACTATAAAAAGAGAGGACGGTAGGCAGCACAGTTTAGCATTGCACCGTTTTCTTTTGGGAGCTACCGACCCCAAGGTTTTTGTAGACCACATCAATCATGACGCACTGGATAATCGCAGATTGAACTTGCGTAAGTGCACGCCGTCTGAGAGTAACTGGAATATGCGCATTCCTCGGCGTAGCACAACTGGATTCAAAGGCGTGTCGCGCTACGGCAATCAAGGAAAGTACCGAACATACATTGCTGTTCGTGGAGTGGTGCAGTGGTACTATAGCTTCGACACTCCAGAAGCCGCTTTCTCCTACCGTCAGGAAGTCCTCAGCAAACTCCACGGCGAGTTTTACTGCGCTGGTTGAAAGGAATCCTATGTCCGATTCAATAACTCCGGCTCCAGTTCGCACTCCTACCGAAACTCTCATGTCGGCCCTCTCCGAGTGCGAGACCGCCGACAACTGCCTGATAATTCTGCGTCACAAGCAAGACATCTCTTGGCACGAGACAACTAACTCGCGATGCGATTCTCTTGGCTTGTTGGAGTTCGTGTTGACTTGCCTTAAAGGTCGTATCCTGCGCGAGGAGATGAACGCGAGCGAGGAGGACGACCAATGACCTCTCCAGCCGTCATGCGCAGCGCCGTCGACCAGATGATCGAGCGCGTAGCCAAGCTCTCGCTCGCCCCCGGAGACCTGATCATCGTGCGCGACGAGACCGACATGGACACGTTCCTGACCATGACCCGCGAGGGCGTCGGGTTCACCCCCTACGCCAACCCTGTCCTACTGGTCCGCGGCGGGCTGGAGAAGGCTACACGGCAGGATCTGCTCGAAGCGCTGTCGGTGATCGATCAGGCGACCGAAGGAGTTGGAAAGATCATCACCGATCTGAACACTCCGGTTTTGAGGAAGGTGCAGTGATGTCGAAGTTGAAGGCAGAAAAAGGTGTTGTCTACGGAGTCTCTGAGTACACCGCTGAGAATCTCCAAGTCAGGTTCAAACGTGCTGCCATCTCTTCTAGTGGAGATGTGGGTGAAGTTCATATTTGGCAGACTGGAGCAGCGGTGACACTGACTTACGCGCAGGCGGTGAGCTTGGCGAATCAGATCATGTCACGGTGCCAATAAGATGGACTCCGTCTCGCCAGTTCTCACCGAACTCGAAGTCCCCACTGAGCAGGCTATCGCGCTCGATCAGGAAGAATACTACCCGATCATCGTCGCTCGAATTCGATATCTCGGCGTGGCGGACTTTTCCTCGGTCGTCAACGTATCTCTCACTCGCTATCGCTTCACCGACGCGGAGCGTGCGCTGATCGCCGCCGGCGCGGATCTGATCTTGGGCCAGCCGCACCACTCGGGGATGATGCCGATCAGCTTGCAACTGGCCATGCCGGGGGAGTATCCGGCACAGGACCAATAACGGAGTCCTCCCATCCCCCTCGATCTCAATCACGTTGAACGGTTCTTTACCAAGCTCCATATCCGCGACCGCGATGAGGGAACATTCGTCCCGTTTGTCCTTCGACCTCAGCAACAAGACGTGTTCACGCTGGCCAAGGAACACCTTGCCCGACGCCGCCGCCTGTTCATCATCTTCCTTAAGGCACGGCGACTGGGGATCTCCACGATCGCCACGGGACTGGCCCAAGCACACTGCATCGCTCACCCCGGTGCCCTCGCCCGCTGCATCGCGCAGAACGCCAAGGTGGCCTCGGCCAACTTCGAGATGGCTGGCAGTTTCTTCAAGGACTGCCGGGCGCTTTATCCCGGCGCGGCCAAGCCAACCAAGTCTCTCCTGACCTGGCCACATTCCGATGGCCCTGACTCGACCTTTGAGCACCATACAGCAGCTACAGTTCACGGCCAGCGCGGACTGACCTCCTCCTTTCTCCACCTCACCGAGGCCGCCTTCTACCCTTACGAGGGAGTGTTTACTTCGCTGATGAACACTCTATCGATGGACAAGAACAACATCTGCCTGGTCGAGACTACGGCCAACGGGATGGAAGGCCCAGGCGAGGCCTACTATCAATACTGGGAAGCCGCGATGGCGGGCGACAACGAGTTCCTGCCGATCTTCCTGCCGTGGTGGGAGGACCCTGCCTACGTGCTTCCCGCTGAACTAGCTGACGACGCTCCTCGTGACGAATACGAACGCTTCCTGATGAACGACATCAAGCACTGGAAGACGGGAAAGCGAGTCCGGCTAGGCAAGGACCGCATCGCGTGGTTCCGCGAGACCTTGGCGACCAAATGCGAAGGCATACTCGAAAAATGGCGCGCCGAAATGCCTTCTACTCCAGAAGAAAGTTTCGTCGCCACCGGCAACCCGGCCTTCACCATCGAGGAGATCCAGTTCGCCGAGAACACCGTGATCAGGAACGCTCCGTGGCAAGGTCGCTGCGTGCTGACCGCCGACCAGAAGCACGGCGAGATTCAGAAGGGAACCGATGGACCACTTGTTCTCTACGAGACTCCCCAAAAAGGTCACCACTACTTCGCGGGCGTCGATTCAGCCCGCGGCGAGGAGTCCACCGTCGCGCCCGGTGACTACGCAGCGATCGTAGTCTGGAACGCCGAGACCGGAGACCTCGCCGCGCGGTACATGTCGCGCGTCTCGCCTGAGGAACTCGCCCCGGTGGCCGCCGCTCTCGGCTACTACTTCAACGGGGCAATGCTCAACGTCGAGCTGAACAACATCGGCTACGTAACCATGAAAGCCTTGCGCGACACCTACTACTACCCCAATCAATATCTCTGGAAGGGCAGGGACGACCGCGCTGACCGATCCAAACAAGGCCAGGCCTACGGATTCGAGACCTCTGACCGTTACCGCAAGATGATGTTCGCACTATTCCGGACCGCGCTGCACAACAAGCGCGTGGTGCCCAAAGACCGTACGTTCGTCGACCAGATGAAAAAGGCTAAGCTAGAGATGAACTGGCGGTGGGTCGTGGCGGTCGGGCACGACGACGTGATGATGGCAGGATTTCTCGGCTGGATCGCGCTCGAACAATACCATCCAACTGCGTGCTCTCCACGCTCGCCGAAAAATGTACTCATGTCGAAAGAGGAGTTGGAGACGGCGGGGTTCCAGCCCGCGCGCGGCCAGATGCCGGAGTGGTTGCGCGCGCCCGAGGTCACCGGCGCAGGGATGCTGCTGACGACAGGGAACGATCACCTCCGCAAGTTAGAACTCTATTCCAAACAAAAACAGAAACGACAGCGCCTTGAATGGATCTAGGAGTAGGAGACGAGGATGACCGATGATAGAGCAGCAAGCCAACCAACTGACACTAACCTTCCCGTCGGAGCAGGCGGCGACGGCGTTCGCGACGTTCCTTCGCAGTCTGATGTTAGACCGCCTCGCCAGCGCAACCTCCTCGCCAGCTTCCGCGCCACTGGACTCGGAATCAGGCCAGTCGACCTCGCCGAGCCTGCCTTCCCCGCCGTCGCGCTCCCAGCACACAGTCCTGACCGAGGAACGTCAGGAGGCCCTCTTCAACCAGCGAGCGGAGGGCCAGACCCAGCACCAGCGACTCCTGCGAGCCCAGACGACCCTGCGCGACGGAGTGCTGCCGTTCTCGCGGCCGGGCCAGTCGCCGCCCCCCTCGGGCCAGCCGTCGCCGCGGCAGAGAGCAGCAGCGGAAGGCGGGTTCGCGGACGGGTCGGGCGAGCAGCCGGAGGCGGCGCGGCGAGCGGGAAGAAGCAGGCTGCGGCCAGTGCCAAGCCAGCCTTCCCCCGCGAAATAGCCAAGCTGGTAGACAAGTCAGCCCCCGCCGCCGCTGTGCCTGCCACCTCTCGTATCACTCCCACCGAGTCCGCCGCCGCCGACGCCCGCCGACTCTTCCGCGAGATCGGCGAGAGGTTCAACGAGAACCGGCGCGCGAGCAAGACCCGTGCCTACGCCGCCTACCGTCACGACCTGATGGCCAACCTCGACGTGCTGATCATGGGCGGGGCGATCGATCTGAAGGAGGTGACCACGGTGATCACCAACCTCGAACTGCTGACCAAGGAGACCGAGGCCGAGGCGACGGAGACGCCGGCGACGGTGTTGGGGAGGTGGCTGAGGATGGGGCCGAAGGAGGTAAGGGGGTTGGAGGAGGCAGGTCAGTCGGAGGCAGAGGTAGTGGACGACATTACCGAATTAGATGAGCCAGACGATTCCTCTGAATCGGTCAGGGAGTCCGAGACCGAGCCTGCCGAGTAACCTGCACACGCCTTCTCCACTCGGTGTTGGATCATTGGCAAGTAATCCCTCTGCAACTCGATCCCAGTCGACTTTTCTTAGTGTTGTGACCCTCTCTCCCCTCCCCACCCCTTCCTGCGCTATCCTCTCCCTAGCCACTTCGCCGTCCCCCGCGGCCCGCTTGGAGGCACCAGCCCGCCATGTCCACCAGCCCGCGACCGAAGTATTCGACCACGTCCCCAGCGCGATTCTCGCCTAACCTCGCAGCCAACCCGCGCAAGGAATACGACTCCCCCGACGCCCGCCCGCCTGGTCGATCCGGAGGCGGCCCGCCCGTATCGACCCCGCACCGTGTCTCCACGTCCAAGCGTAAGGGATCGAAAAGGAGCCGCCGCCGTGATTGATTCCTCCGACGATCCCCGCCCGCCTGAAGTCACCATTGAACCAGCCGACAACGGCCACGTAGTCCGCTGGCACCAACGATCATCCAAGAAAGACCAGCCGGGTCGCTCCGTCCGTCGCGTAGCTTCCACTGTTGACGAGGCGCTAGCACACGCTAAGTCTGCGCTGGGCGGCGGCAGCGGCGGATCAACCAAGTCCTCCAAGAAGCACTCTTCTACTCGTTCACTTGGGCGCGTCGCAGACGATGAAGCGGGGGCGGAAGTATCATCCCCCGCCGCCCACCAGCCTGCCTCGCACTCCCTGCACCACTCCTCAGCGCGCCGCGCCACGCGCCGCCGCGCCAGAACCGGAGGCCGGAGATGAAGCAAAGTAAAGAATGTGGTATGAGAGAAGAAGATGAGACTCCAGCCTATGAGGCCAAGTCTCATTCCACTGCCTTCCTGCGCAAGGCTGTGCGCGCGTCGGAGAAGAAGTTAGGCAGGTCAACCGGTCGCCGCCGATCGGGAAAGCGAGGCTGACCCTTGCCCGACCCAGCCTCCTCCCCGCTCTCCGACTACCTGACCGGCCTCAAGTCCAAGGCCAAGGACTTCTACAACCGCGCCAGCCAGCCGGGACTCTCCGGCTTCTTCCCTCGCCGCGACACCTCCTACATGGACGATATGGTTCGCAAAGCCAACGAGTCCGCTCGCGCTGCGGCCGCAGCCGAGGACGCGAAGAAGGCAGCAGCTCGACCAGCCGCGCGCAAGCCAGCCGCACGGACCGCGCCGCGTCGTGCCGCTCCTCGTGCGGCATCGGCGAGGAGGTAGCAGGCGATGCCATG